TGGAAGCGGTTTAAAGTTGTTGTTCTCGTCATTGTAAGCAAGTACAGAATCTTCTTTTGTTGCCCAGTTTCCGTTTCCGAATTTAAATGTATTTGCCATAATTATCTTATTGAATATTCTTGTCCTGTTGCCATATCGTTAAATGAATCCCAAGATGTTAATGCTTCTAGTTCTGTATCTGTAAGTGCTTCTTTAAATGTTGCAAGTTCTTTTACTTTTCCGTAGAAAGGGTTAGAGCCTTGCCCATCATAAAAAGATAATTCGTTAAATGTGTTTGCCGAAGGAACAGAACCATTAGTATCTGTAGAAACCTCCACTCCGTTAACCCATAAAGCAAAATCATTTACCTTCCATTTAATAGCGAACTTACTAAATGTGGTAATATCCGTTAATAAAAAACTGGTATCAAATTGAGGAATTGCATTAACAAAGAACCTTGCTTCTATTGTATTTGATACGTTTTCAAAATTTAATTGAACTCTGTTATTCCAACCTCCATCAGATAAAAGTATATATCTATCTGTTGAATCATCAGCCAAAGCAGCTATCTCCGCATACAACACCCCTTCTGAATCGTTAAAGTCATCACTTGTCCCTGCTCCACTTGCTGTTTCTGCTGCACGAGTAACTGCTGAACCTGATGTGGGTATGTAGGATGTTGGGTAAGAGGCTAATTCTAGTTGAAATCCAGTTGCTCTAAAACCTTTTCCCGAAGCTGAAGGTGGTAATCTTCTAATTCCATTGTTACCAAGATTATTAGTCCCAGATACTATAGTATGTATAACCTTCCAAACGTTATTTCCAAAATATTCGTAATAATAACTTCCACCGCTTGCGTTGTTACCTACAACCATAAAAAAATCATCTCCAGCTCCACCTCCAGCTTGTGGTTGACTTAAATCATCCATAATAACATAAACCGATAAAGTGTATGTCGTAGAAGCTAAAACAGTACCACCATACCAATAAGCGTCCGCAGCTGCTGTTGGCACTTTTACACAATTAGAAAAACCGATAGACCAAGAAAAAGCCTCATAAGTTAGTCCAGATGCGGCATTTTCTGTTGCTGTTGGCTCGCTATTAAGTATTAAATTAGTCCTAGCAGGCTCTAATAAAAGAGAAGGTTCGCTTTGTACTACTCCATTAATAAAAGGATAGTCTAATCTAGGTGTGTCTATTGCTACTGTTTCTATTAATCCTTCTTTGTTTACTCTTGTAGCTGTGCTGTTTCTATCAAATGTGAAGTCTGCATTTATTACTTCTTTTACTGATACGTTGTCTATTGAGCCTACGAAACCACTTGAAGAATAGATTTTTACACTACCACTAGCAACGGAAGTAGCGTAAGCAGTAAATAATCCATTTGCAGTTGCAGTAATTTGAAATCCGTATCCTGCTAGCGATAACGCACAAGTACCAGATATATAGTTTTTTATCTCAAACGAAATTTTATAAAAAGTATTCGCAGTAACCGACGATGAATTGTACATTAATTGCACGCTCCCCGCTCCACTTTCGTTTATATTTGCAGAACCTCCCGAAATAGATGTTCCCGTAATAATTGTCCAGTCACTATCTGTAGCAAAATCTCCATTAGCAACTAATTCAGATAACACTTCAGAAGGTGGCAAAATACTATTCATACTGCCAACACTATAAGCAGTAGGTGTCATAAGTACACTCTGCGTATCTGGCTTACTAGCTAATGCCTTATCAGTACCTTCTACGTTTTCGTAATTGTCCGAACGTGTATATAGCTTATTAGTTGCTGAAGGATTAAAATAAGAATCCCCCCAATCGTCTTTTTTAGGACTTCCCCAATTGCTTTGGTGGTATATTTCGTTTGCCATTATTTGTCTTTTAAGTTTTTATTTGCAGCGTCTCTATCATCAAAATCTAATGCAGCTTTAAGAATAATTTTATCCATTACATTATCTTGATTTTCTAGCATCTGTTTTTGCAATTCAATTATCATACTTTCTAGGTTGTCTTTTGCTGCAACCAATAACTCAATTTGATTTTCTTTTTTCTCCAAACTACTTTTTAAGGCATTTACATCATCAGGCTTTGCACCCGTAATTGTACTTACAACAATGCCAATAGAGGCACTGATAGTTCCAATCAACATCATTACTACTTCCTTGTTTGTATCTAAAACAGGGTATTGCATTAATATAAATATTATAGCCATTACCAGTAAGAATATAAATAGACTCCCTATATAGTGACGTAATTCTCTTGCAACACCGTTTTTTGGTAAATTCATTTGTTAAATTGCTTGTATATGTTTACTGCTGTATAAATTATCGTTAGGATTAACACTACCGTTTGAAGTATAGGGTTGAACTCATTAACAACACTAAAAAGCATCGCTCCAATATTTAATCCGTATATCTTCAAATCTTGCATAATATTAAGATGTTATATCCCATTGCTGGTCTTCTTCGTTCCAACTATAGAATATAGGGTTACCATCGGCATCTTCTACTTCTGTTGGATAGTCTACTGGGCAATCCCAATCACAAGTTTCTTCGTTTAAAGTCCAACTGTTAAAAGGTTGTTCTGGAATAAATGCATCCCTTACCAAATCATAAGTGTACCCAATTCCTGCGTAGTTTTTTCTAAATGGTGTTTCATCATAAAAATGAACTCCTTGTATTGTATTGTAAGAGGTTCTCTTGCAAACTTGGTTTCTTATATTACCATAGTAAATTTCCCAATCGTGCTGAAGGTTTGATTCATCCTGACCTACTATAACTTCGGTTACTATATTGTTTGAATCTAAAAATGCGTAATGTGCCATATTAATTTTTTATGTAAATGATATCGTTCCAGTTCCAGCAGTGATAATTATCCACTTGTCTAGACCAGTTACATTTTCTCCACCTCCAGAACTAAGTCCAGCACTTAAGGATATTGTGAAAGTATTTGGATACCTAACAACAATACTACCCGCAGCTCCGTTTCTGTTACCTCCAGTATTCGTGTCCCAACCCCAACCACCGTTCCCAGCGTTAACTCCATTAACGCCAACAGTTTGAGTAGGTATTGAGCGACTAGCCTTAGAGGCGACGCTGCCCCCTCTAGCTCTCAACACTGAACCTCCAGTTATTTGGGAATATTGAGCTGCTCCACCTGAACTCCTAGATGCAGAGCTGGTCGTTTTAGTTGTCGAACCTATACCAGAAGCTCCACCACCACCACAGGCCCTGTACAGTACATAATCCGCACCAAGTCCTCCTCGAAAGCCTTGGTTAGCAGTACCAGCTCCATAAGGACCGCCATAAGAACCACCACCTCCAGAACCTCCAGACCTGTTAGGAGGGCTACTGTTTCTACTAGCACCACCTCCACCTCCGATAGATGTTATCGTATCTAAAGTAGAACTACCACCACGATTAGCGTTTGCATTCTCACCAGTAGAACCAGTTCCACCAGCCCCAACAGTTACATTGTAGTTTACGCCTGTATTCATTAATAGTGAGTTTTCTGAAGCAGAATCTCCACCTGATAATTCGTTGTTATATGAGTTTCTATATCCACCTGCGCCACCGCCACCAGCTGTAGCGTGAGAATTATAGTTAGCTCCACCGCCTCCACCACCTCCAGCAATTACTAGAAAGTCAACTGTGGCAACTGAAGTTCCAGATGCGCCCGATGTGGATAAAAATCTTTTACTTAACATATATCACTTTTATATTGTTGCTCCAGCTGCAAAAGTTGCAACTGAATAGAAAAATACAGGGGTTGTTGCTTGGTCATCTACGCATTCAATTTGTAGAATATTATCTACAGTTCCATCATAATCAACTTCTGATAGTTTATTAAATACACCAGTTCCAGTTCCAGCAGTTAAATAAACACCAAAATCCCCCTTTAAAGGGTAGATAGTAATTATTTGACCTATTTTGTAATTAGTTAAATTTATAGTATAAGCTCCTGTTATATCACCGCTTAATTTAAAACAAGAACCTAAAGAATAATCATAGTTAACCGTTCCTGTTAAGGTGCTTATTGCAACCTCAGCCGTAAATCTATTTGCAAGTTCTGCGTGGTCTACAATGTCATCATTTAACATTGCCTGTGTTACAAAGTTATTTCCATAAATCTCATCGTTATTTTGATTTAATTTATTGAACGCAGTCCTTAGTTGGTCTCCTGTACCATCGTTTGCCGCACTACCTATATTTACCGTTTGTTTAGCCATACTATTACAATAAACTTTTTGTCTTTTTGTTATTTACCTTTTTAAGGTATTTGGTTAGCTTTTCTATGTTCTTTTGTTTTGGTTTATAGCTACCTACTTTTCTTCTTATAATACCCATCCGCTAAAATTTGAATCATAAGAAGGGTTAATATCTCCATTTGAATTACTTCGATACTCTGGAAATAATGTATTGTTAAAACTCATATAGGAAATAAACCTATCTGTATAATATTGTGCTAAATCCCGTTCCTTTTCAACTAGATAATCTACCTCTTCTTTTGATACGTTTTCTGCGTTCTCACTAGAATGCTTAAATACGCCCTTGTTAGCGATTGTATATGCAGCGAAGGGTAAATACTCGACCATAGCCCAATGTATCAGCATAGGCTTTATATGTACGTTTACAAGGCTCAAATAGTCTCCTGTTAAAGTACCTGCTATAATATCAGCTTGTATCTTTTCAAATAGGTCAGTTCCTAGGTAGTTTTGTATGTGTATATCTTGAGCTGTTTTAATCCATTGAATGAAGGAATCCGTATCTACGTTTCCGTTCATTGCAGTAAATTTTACTATGTCTGCTCTTCCTATTAATAATGCTTCTGCCATTTCTTATTTGTTTACGAATCCTTGATTAGGCATATCTTTTGGCTTCATAGAAACCTCTTTTTCATTTACTGGATTAAACCCATCCTTTCTTGCCTTATTTGTAGATATATTAGGGTCTTGATTTTTTAAATCTCCCTGTGTTTTGCCCTTAAAGGTTTGTCTTAGCCATTTATGATGACAACCACCACCGCCCTTGTATAGCCAAATAGAATAAGTAGCTGCTCCTTTTAATCCCCATCCTTTATTTACAGGTCTTTCACCCATTTTAATAATATCTTCTTTTCTGTATAATTTATTTGAACCTACCATTAATTTGCAAAAGGCTCTACTATTACTTGATGTTGAATTTGGGCTATATTTATATCTAACCTTAAATTGAACACCATTTACTTGTTTATCTTGTTTTGATTTTGTGTTAGGTAGAGCTTGCCCAGAGCTTGCTAATCCTATCATTTTGTCTAGCGCTTCTTCTTGGTCATAATCGACCTCTCGCTCGTCTACCAATTCCCACTCGTCAAGGTTTTCTTCTTCTCCAAACTCACTTAAAAGCTCAAACATTTCGTCATCGTCAAAAGATTCTTCCTTTGCCAATTTAACACCTGTTTCTTCTTCTCTTGCTTCGTCTGTTATTGCATTATCGGTATCAATGAATTCAAGCGGTTGTAAGGTCTTAAAATATAATTTCAATGATATACCATTAAAAGCTAGTATATCGTCAATACAGTCTATTAAAAGGTCTTGATACGGTCTTATAGTTACGTTGTTGAATAGTAGCGATGCAGTTTTGATTTCATCAGCATTATTTCCTAGTCCAGAGTTTCCTGTTCTTATTCCTAAAAGTAAAGGCGAAGTAATACGGTGTGCAACCATTAACTTATTAGAGCATTCCGTAGATAGATACTCATAGTGTGCTGGCGCATCATTTAAAGGAACGTCATCGATTGTAGTCTTGCTTTCGGCGTTGTTATTAAAGGCAATGATTACCTTTTCTCCTCTGCTTCCTGTTAGCTTACGCATTACATCGTTCTTGATGCTTAGTTGTTGCTCTTGGTCTGGTATTCCGTTGTTGAAGTTTACTACCTTAGTTCCGCTGAAGCCGTTTTGAACGTCATTAATTAAATAATCACTTACCTCGCTTTCTAATTCTGCATAGGCTAGACCCCCTTGGTAATCTACAGGCGCATAGTAATCGAAACCAGATATGTATCTTTTAGCTATTTTAACTTCGGGTTCAGTACCGTTACCACATCCAAAGGCTGCAATTCGTTTAGGTTTGTCGGCTGGTTTAATGTTTGACCAATCTGGGAAATAATAATAGGCTTCTATTTGTCCTTCTTCGTTGCATTTCTCTGCACGTAATGTTTGGCGTGGAAAGTGTTCTGCTTTATATACTGCTTTATCTTTGTAGGTAACCTGAAAACTAGCCTCTCCCAATAGTTTTAAATCCAAAGAAACCTTTCTTAAACAATCGTTTGAAAAGATGGAACGCATAGCAGCATACTCTTCTGTTTTTGTAGAACTATCCAAAGCATCTAATCCTTTACCGTATATCATTGAAGATACTCCACCTATAATAGCGTTATTAGTTGCACTATTAGTAAATAAGTCAATTAGATACTGGTAGTAGTTATTATCACTCCCGTAAGCTACCCATTCCTTTCGCTTATCTTCAGAAATTTCAGGTCTGTTATAGGTAGATAAATTAATTACGTGAAGACCGCCTTCTTTTTTGTTGTTATTTCTTGCCATTATAAAACTATAAAGTCGTTAGCTATTGTATTTTTTATGTACTCATTGTCGTTTACGCTGTATGTAGTAACGTTTTGATTGGTACAAAATATTTTATCTTTAAAGGTTACGTTAGTTCCATCCTTAATTTCTAGCATATACATTGTATTCTCTACTAATGTGAAAACGCTACTGTATTGAAAGTAATAATCCAAAGCCGTAAAGGTTGTAGCCGTAGAACTGAATACCTCTGTGTTGGTTGTTTCGTCTTTTATCGATATAGTGTATGTAGTTCCAGAAGTGTATTCCCTTGGAATAAAGTTAAGGGTTTGGCTATCTGTTGTACTTTGTAATATTGTCATATATATACAATAAAATAACTTTGTTTTTGTTAAATACAAGGCATAAAAAAAGGGACAATTAAGCCCCCTTTAATATCTAGTAAATTATTACTATGAATTTGTACCAACCGTAATAGTTACCGTTGCAGAACTCATACCTGCGTAAGGGTCAGCAGCCGTAGGACTTGCTACAAAGTTTGCAGCTTCTACTTCTTGACCTACAAGGGTTAATGTATATCCAGAAAGGTCAGCCATTGCAGCACCAGTTACAATAGTTCCGCCTGTTACTTCCGCACCGTGTGCAAGACCCATTACGAAAACATTTCCGTTATAGTCTTCAACAGCTACGTGAGGACGTCCATAAGCCAATAGCTTAATTTCCTTGTTATCTTCTTTTGATAATTTCTTTAAGGTTAAGTTTAAAGTTTGCTCAAAGTAAGTAGTACCGTTTTCACGTGAAGATGTAATAGCCTGCTCGAAGCTAGAGCCACCTTTTAAATCATATTTGTATGCTACGAACGTACCGCTTAAATCAGTAATTTCGTCATCTACTTTTGTTACTGTACCTAAATCCCCAAAGTCAGTAAAATAAACGGCTTTCAAACCACCTACTACGTCCTTGCAAGGTTCTAATCTACCTTTTGTTAAATCACAAGCCATATTTTTTTGTATTAAAAAAGGGTAGGCAGTTATCCCACCTACCCTCTTTGATTAATTAAATCTAGTTATTAAGAATAGAGAACTATGTCGCTTCCAATCCCGTAGTTCACTGAACCAGTATATCTCATCACTACACGAACATTTTGACTTCCATCAATGTCAGCCATATCAATAACTTTCACTTCGTTTTGGTCAGATAATAAACCAGTTCCAAAGAATAGGTTAGATTTTTCAGCAGCTACCATTGTGTTGTCAGCTAATCCATTCGCAACTGCGATTTTTACACCGTCAAAGCTAAGTCCACCACCGTTGTACCATTGAGTTCCTTTGTTATCTGTACCAGCTGCTCCAATTGTTGCTTGGAATCCTCCAAGGCTTCTCACATAAGCACGTGCAACGTTTTGAGAAACAAAAATGTAAAGGTCTTCTGATGTATAGATTGTAGAGTTGATAGAATCAACAACTAAACCTAATTTCTCAATAACATTTGCTGCCGTTACAGCTGCTCCTGCACCTACGTCAGTTACATCTGCATCAGCTAACATTAATTCTTTAAATCCTGCAAAGTCTCCGTTTGTTGCAGCCGCTCCGTTCCAGATAGATTGTTCTGTTCTTTGTGCAACTTTAGCAGCAACGTGACTTAATAAGAAGTCAGCAAATGAAGGAGCTAAATTTTCGTTGGCGCTATATCCCATACTAATAGCATCCCAATCTGAACGGAAATCTGCTTTACATAATTGTAAGTTAACTTGTAAAGATTTAGGCTCTAAAATTCTTTCAGTTAGAGTTAGAGTAGAAGTAGGGTCAAAGTCACATCCTGCGTTTTTTACAAGACCGTCAGTAGATACTTTTTTAATTACTTCTTTAAATTTGATGTTTGGTTTTACAGAAATTAATCCGTTGTCCAAAGTTGACCCAGAAAGAAGTGCAGCAGAGATGTACTGTCCTGCAAATTCCCCAGCGTAAGTAGTTGTAATTGAAGTAGTTGTACTCATTTTCGTTTTGTTTTGACGAAAAAGGCTAACCAAGCAATCAAATTGTATTGCTTTGTATGATAAATTTCATACATTTGAAAAGTAAACGGGTGAAAATCATTTACAATTCAAAGGCTAATTGAGTCTGAACACTCAGTTAGTCTTTTTCAGTTTTTAGATGGTACTCTATTTCCCATCTGGTTTTTTATTTTTTAATATTAGAAATTCTTTGTAGAACTTTGTCCATCGTAGACGTTCCACGTTTTTGAGAATAAAGGTTTAACGCTTTATCCGCACTTGCTTCAGGGTTATGGTTTACTTTTTCAACACTTGAAAGTTCTTCCTTAACTTCTTCGACAATATTTTCAACAGTCTCTTCAACTGATAATTCGTCTTTCTTTTCAATCATTGCTTTAATCTCGTCAATCATTGACTTAACTTCTGCAAGGTCTTCTTTAGT